TTACTAACTACAGATATTACATTCATCTTATCTAAACGCCTCTTAGATGCTTTAAACACTTTATATGTAATCTCTACTGGTGTGTTTATCTTTAAGCCCTCTAAGTTATACCTCATTAACTTATGATACATCTTCTTAGCATCGTTATTAGTTCTATGATGTAAGTTTCTATATGTATTCATATTTAAAGAAATTCTTTTATCTTTAGTAGTCTTTCTAGGTAACATTACAAATAATGGAGATTCTATCTTATGTATCATATTTCCAATTTTTTAGACATAAGCTCTGGTAACACATAAGAATATTTAATTATCTTATCATTAGATTTAAAGTCTGTAGTCTTAGGACATTCTATACCTTCTACAGGCATTTTAACAACAGCTTTCATATTCTTAGATATATTAAACACCCATACTCCTTTCTCATCAGTAACTACATAAAGGAATTGCTTGTTGGATAATTGTGATGCTTGGTAGTTTTTGTATAACTTCATCGCTTCTATCAATTTATCTCTATAATAAGCTCTTCTATTCTTTATCTCTACTATGTAGTTGTCATCACTAGCATCGTAACTGCTATACTTGTCAGATACTAGCGATAACTTAGTTCCTACTTTACTATTTAAAAAATCTATAGTTGACTGCTCCGTCATTATAGGTGCATAGGTTCGTTAATAGCGTGTTTACCTCCAAAGATAACTGCACAACCGATAGCTGGTTTCTTAAAGTTCTTACCGTAAGCCATAGCATAAGATTTACTATCTATACCACATCCTACTGCACAACCAAATACTTTATAATTAGCACCTACAACAAACTCTGTAAACATTTCTGTATGTCTATGACCTTGTACTGTACTCATCATATCATCTTTAGCTTTCTTAGTAGCTTTACCAGATTCTCCGTGAATATATTGAACACCGTCATATACAAATCTAGTATCAAAAGTCCAATTAGGAGTTTCTAATACTTCTCCAAATGACTTAATCCATCTTTTAGGTACTCCAGAACTAAATGCTTTACGAGATATAATTCTATCGTGATTACCAATACATACATCTGCTACTGGAAATGCTTCGTACCATTTAGCTAACTTCTTAATAGCTTGGTCTAGTTCATCTCCTCCACCTAATCCGTCTGGGTCTGGCTCGTGATAAGAGCTGTAATGATTGTCAATAACATCTCCAATAAACACTACTTTATTACAGTTATGCTTTGCGTAAACCTCTTTACAATGCTCTAGGTAACCATCTAAACAAAATGGTTCGTGTAAATCTCCTATTACTAATATTTTATCTTCTTTACCTACTAAGTAATTGTAAGCTTTTAAGATGTTTCCTTTTAATCGTGGTCTAAAATCTTTCATATCTAAATATAATTAATTATTATTTATTTTACAACTATAGTTATTAGAAACTATAAACATCATCTGGGTTATCTACTTTAGGTAAACCATTCTCATCTAATCTAAAATCAAACTGCTCAAATGGTGTATTTCTACTTCTCTTACAAGATACTGTTATAGCACCTAGTTTATTAGGGTCTCTCTCTAATTGTATTTGAGTTTCTGCTTTCTTCTCTAAGAAGCTTCCTAAGTGTCCTGTAGGCTTGTCTGAGCCAAAGTTACTGTGTATTACTGTTATTATATGGCAATCGTAAATAGTTGTCCAAGCCATAATCTTCTGTACTACCAGATTTGACTCCTCAAGATTGTTTGCGTCAGAAACTAAATCTGCTACACCATCAATAACGACTACACCTATCTTTTTACCTGCATCTGTTAATGATTGTAAATAGTATTCTATAAAGTTTATTCTATCTCTAAATCCTATTTTTCTTAATGCAAATGTATGATAGAAGTCTAAGTTAGATGTTTTATTCATCCACTGAATACGTTTAAATACACGCTGTGAATGCCAGTCTCCCTGCTCTGTATCGAAATGGATATACTCTCTGTCCTCTCTAAAAGAACTTAAACCTGATGTGTGAGTTCCATTTGGATTACAGTAAGCAGAACCTAACAAACTAACAAAGAATGTCTTCATAGACTTAGGAGGTGCTTGTATAAAGCTAAAGTTACCATAAGTACCTATTGGTATAGGAAACTCTTTTACTTCTCCATCTCTTGTTACTACTTCTTTAGTCTTATAGCTAATTGCTACAGGAGGATGCTCTATCTTTTCATTAATGTTAATAGCACATTCTTCCTGTATTAACTGCATAGACATAATATGCTCGTGTTGTTCTTCTTTTTGTTCTTCGCTCATTTGTTTTAGTTTTATTAGTTAAATTACCAACATTAAAACGTTGGTCAACAGTCGATAAATTGCATTAAAACGCAATTTATCTTAGTGTTAGCAGTAATTTTCAATATCAAATTCACCACATCTTTGTTTTTCAGATTCTATACCATCATTAAAGGCTTGTTCCATTTGTTTAGCAGAAAACATACTGCTAACATCGGTTAAAGTTAATTGCTCTTTAATCGCTTTTATACGAACTTTGTAATCTTTTGGGCAAGTTTCCCAATAAATAACATTATCTAAAATGTCTAATATTTCTTTATTTAATTCTGTATTGCTCATTGTATTTTTATTTATTTAAGTTATCAATCACGCAACTAACCTTAACCAGTTACGTTGTATGCAAGTGCTTATGTCTGTGCATTAAATAAAGTTGGTGGTTCATTATCTTTTTCTTCTTTTTTTTCTTCCCACCTTTTACCATCTTTTAATATTATAGGTTTAATATATTCACCTAAAATATAATTCTTGTTTTCTTCTTTAGGGTAATCTTCAACATTGTAATTTAGTGCTTCTTTAAATTTCCTTTTATGCTTCTTATCACAAGCGAAATAGATATACCTGTGCTTCGAACTTCTAAACTTTCTTAATCCATTTTGCTTAGAGTTATCGTAATGTCTTGAGTGCTTACCACCTTCAACATATTTATCTGTTCTGCTTTTTGTACTTCCAGTATAAATCCAATTAGTAGCTTGGTAAATATATCCATTATGGTTCATTTGTTTATCAGCGTAACTAACTAATATTAAATTATCTTTCTTTAGTTGTTTTAAACACCAAGCTACAAAAGATGATAATTGTATTTCTATTTCACCATCCACACAAAGCCTATTTAGTTCATAAACATTTGCACTATATTCTTTACCACATACACCCACACATAAACTATTACTTGCAGGTTTCCCAAAGGTACAAACTGCTTTTAATTTTTCGTCTTCATAATAACCAAAAGCATAAGTTATACTTGGTTTTCTTCCAGAGTAATGTCTTGGTAACAAGAAACTAATTGCTTCTTTGTAAGTTATTTGTTTCATTTTAATTTTTCAAATTAATTTGCCCTCGCTCAAAAAAGAAGAAAAAGGGTTCGTGTTTATAATTTAGTTTTGTGCTTTAAAGTCGCACCAGACATACAACAAAGTGTATAGCACATTAAAACGATGCCATACACAATTCAGTTAGCATTCATTGTTTTAAGAAATCATCAATATTATCTTCAAGCCATTTTCTAAATCGTTCACGGCTTTCGGTTGCTTTCTTATGGTCTTGTTTATCTATGTGTTGATATTCGGTATCATACCAATATTTGGCAACAATTTCTTCTAATTTATCATACAACGAAATGCTAACACCGTGTATAGCACATTGCTTTTCAATCCTTTGTCTTTCTGTTTCTGCGTTCATATCTTTATTTTTCTGTTTAAGTTAGTTATGGCAACGTGCCATACACAACACGTTAAAGTTAATTTTTGCTTATGGTAATATTTAGCAAATTCTATCATCATATCCTCATTATACATTGATGCTTTGACATCGCTTTCGTCTTCTCCATAAGTCGCTGCCCATTTAAGAAGTATTTTTTTACTTTTTTTCATATCTATTAAATTATTTTATTATTAAACCAAAACTAACCTTAACCATTTCCGTTAGTTAATAAAAAGGGAGGCTTTTACACCTCCCAATAAATTTAAAATGGTAAGTCATCTCCTCCAATTTCCTCTGAAGGTACACCTATGTCAGTTGCTGGTGCAGATGCTTGAGATTTAAATACTTTCCAAGCTGTTAAGCTAACATAGTATTTCTCTTTATACTCATTACCTCTTACGTTAAAGTCTACGTCTACTACAGACCCTACCTTATTGTATTTTAAGAAGTCATCTACTTTGTCTTGTACTATTTCAAACTTAACATCTTGAGGGTATTTCTCATCGTTAGTTGTTAATACAAATTCTACTTTCTGGAATCCAGAGTCAAATACTTGTTTCTCTCCGATTAATTTAATTGTTCCGTTTAATTGTAAGCTCATAATTTATTTATTTTAATTGTTTATACTAATGATTTTTCTATTTCTGCTGATACTGTGTATTTAGTCTTTACTTGTGCTATTGTAAATTTACCTCCAGCTAAGGCTTCTTTTACTTTCTTATACTCAGGACTACCTAGCTTTAATGATGGCTTAGATTTTCCGTGAGTATTACTAGCGTCTGCATCTTTAGTATCGTCTAATAATAATAAATTACCAAGACTATACTTTTTACTGTAACTACTAGCTGCTCCTGTTCGTTGTGGCATTTGCATTCCTTTAGCATCAAAATCTATAATAGCTTGTGCAGTAGATGAGATTGAACTTTCTCTGTCTGTAACTTCTAAGTCTATTACTTTAGCTTCTGAATGTACGAATACTTTACCAGCAACTTCTTGTAATGTATCGCTTATCTTAAACAATACTTTGTACTTTTCTTCAAATGGCTTGATACCTTCTAAGATATCTTCTGCTGAACGGTATTTGTACTTACCGAAACTGTTGTACTGATTCTTAGGTGCTTTAAGCTCTAACTGAATCCTTTGTAGTTTTTCTAAAATTGTCATACTAATTTGTTTTTAATAATTCTGTTCTAATAACTTTCTTATAATCTCTCGGACACTTATCATCCGTAAGCTCGAATATCCACGTTTCTAGGATTGCTATTCTTGCTTCTTTCTGTGCATTACTGTCTTGTAGTGCTGTAATCTGTGCATTTTTAAAGTCTACTAAATCTTTCATACTTGTTGTTTTGAGTTGCAAACATAATAAATATAATTGACATACGCAAGAAAAACTTTAATTATTTTACTTTTTACGTTGTTCTTCTGCGTTTCCAAGCTTTATTTCTGTTTAATACTGGGTTCTTTTTTCTGTTACTTTCGACTGCTTCAACTCTTTTAGCACGTCTGTCTTCTGTTTTTGTAATCATAATAGTTAATTTAAATTGATGGTGGTGGGTTACCTATTGTTTCGTTAGGAAAGTCATCTTCGCAAATAATATCTCCTATACTGTATAAATGGTAGTTAGCTTCATTAATAACATAAGTATTGTATATAAGCGATTTATTGCAAGGGTTTGTGAATGTTATTCTTAATGAACCTGTTACTTCACTAACTTTTAAATCTGTAATCTTCCAACACTCTGGATTACAAGGAACAGGGTCAGGCTGACAGCTGTAAAATCCTAAAGATAATAATACTAATAATAATTTTTTCATAATATATGTTTTTAAATTCTAGGCAAACTTACAAAATTAAAATGACATACACAAGTATTTTCTAATATTTCTTTTTATCGCACAAAAAATAGGGAAGATAATAATGCACCTTCCCTACAAAAAACAAATGAAAAAAACTAAACGTGACGGAATTTTAATATAGAACCTTTAATGTTCTCAGTATCAAAGTAGATACTATTATCGTAGATTGTAATACGCTCTATACCATATTGCATTAAGCTTCTTACGAATCTAAGTCTATGCGAAGGGTTAATACATTTAAACTTTATCGCTTTACCTATCCTGTGTTCAGACTCTAAACCAAGTCCTATTTTGTCTGCGTAAGTTTTCGATGTGTAGCCTAAAAGTATAGGACCCTTTAATCTTTCTGTTCTAAATACCTCATCTAATATCCAAACAGGCTCACTCTCCATAAATCTTTTACCACTACCTAATTTATCTGGACTATCAAACATAGACCATTTAAGTATAGTTAAACCTTCTTCATCCATCTCCTTAGTATAAGTATCTGTATACTTAGGAACGAAGTCATTAAAGTTTAATCTCTTTTTATATTTCCCTGCCATACATTAAATATAAGAATAATATATATAACTACCAAATATACTTTTAAACAAACGAATATACGAATGTTGATAACTTTATTTGACTTTCTCGATTTTTTTTTGTACCTTTGTTTTATATTTAAAGAAATAACAACCTTTGCTTCTCGCAAAGATATTAAATCATAAATATTTGCCCCTAAAGGCAAATGTTAATAAAAAAAGATATTGAAGAATTTGCGATAGTTATGTTCAATTTTTTTTAGTAGTATATTATTAAAAAAATAGTCTTTTACTTATGACGTATCTTTTCAAGTGTTCTAGCTCCAAAGTAACCACCATACACTAACATTAATAGATTACCTAATAGAGATATCCATTGCTCATCTATTTTAAAAGTATCTAAAGAACTATCTAATATAACATATATAAATAATGCTAAAGTTAAGAAAGCTAGGCTTAAAGGTCTTATATTGGATGATAA